CAGGTCTAATCTAGCTATTACGTTCTCATTAATGCTTTTCATGTCTTTTAGTGCTTGTTCCAAGATAGCCACCCTCTCTAAAGTGTGTGGGTGTTCAGAACAAATGCCCCCCAAAGCACATTTGATAGGTTCCTGCTTTTCCCCTGCCGTCATGTCAAGTATCCTTATAGTTGTTCAATATTTACCAGCTCCTTGCAATCTTTCATCGGGCATTTGATTTGTATAGCTCCTTTGAAATCACCCTTAAAAAAAAGATAGTTACAAAATGGACACCTGACCAGAGCATCCTCATTGACCTTTATCACGCTCCCTTTGTATTTCTCCAGGCGAAGTGCCTTTGATTTATGTTTGCGGTAATCCTTCCTGTTCATAACTGACCTTTAGCCGCTTTCCCTGCCGCTACGCCGAAATGACCGCCAAAATCATTTTCATCAACACTCTTCTTAGCTTTTTTGGCTGTCTTTCCAGCATTGGCTGAATGGCTATGAAGGTCTTTCACCTTATCAAGTTTCCCTTTGCTCTCCTTATCCTTTTCAGCCAATTTGTCTTTCGCTTGGTTCTCTTTGTAATACTTGATAACCGCCGCATTATCTGAAGGATTATCAGAGTTTGCAAGAGCCCTATAGAGGTCTGGTTGTTTTTCCAGCCAGCCCCAAAACTCCTTATTGCCTACTCGCTTACCATCTTCCCCAACTTTATTCCCATCGAATACAATGGATTCCCATTCGGGAACCAGCTTGGTTAATACCACTTGGGTTCTAAGGACCGCTATTTCCCTGTCCTGTCTTTCCAGAACTTCAGCAACGGCATCTGAAAATTCCTCGCTATCGCCAGAGCTTGAAGTGCTTTTCATGGCTTTCTTCACAGCTTTTTCAAGGATGCTCTTTACCTCTGGCATATCTTCCAGAAAGTCTTTTTCCGCTTCGGTCAACTTAACGTCTTTCAGGAGTGATTTAGATTCTTCCTCTTCTTCCTCTTCCTCTTCCTCTTCTTTGGCTTTTGTCTGTTTCTTTTTGCTGGCTCTCTTTTTCGGTTTTTGCTCTTCTTCCTCTTCCTCGGTGCTTTTTGACATTATCTGTTTCAGCCTTTTCGCCCTTGCTTCAATTTCTTTTTCTGCTTCTCCTTTTTCTTCCCCTTCTCCTTCTTTGTCGGACTTTTCTTTTGCTGATTCCTTCCCTTTGTTTCCATCTTCATCTGATTCGTTTTCTTTCTCGTCTGACTTATCTTTATCGCCTTTTTTACCTTTTCCTTCGCTCTCTTTCTCTGTACCTTTATCTTTATCCTCTCCATCAGACTCTTTATCTTCTGTAGCATCTTTAAAGCCCTCTGAAAAAAGTTCGGATTGCTCATCTGGTGATTGCTGTTTTTCTAAACCTTTCTCTTCCTCTTGCCCTTTCTCTTCGGGCTCCTGGGTCTTATCCTCTTTTGTCATTTTAAAATCTCCTTACGAAAAAGGCTCCCCGTTAGGGGAGCCCGTTAGAGCTTATCTTTCTTGGATTATCTTAATCCAATCAGCTTGCATGGTTTCAGCGTTTGCACTACCGCATTTAACGATAATAGCGGCTGTCATTTCCTCGCCAGCAGTAGGCAAGGTAGTGGTATGGCTGGCAACTAAACCCCCATCAATGTAGAAGTCAATCTGTGTGGGATCAGCAACAAACCCCAACCGCACCCAATTAGCATCCCTGGTGTTACATTCTGTGCTTTCGTAAGCCGCCGCACCATCGGCAGAAAAGGCGGTCCATACTGTACCACCATCACTTTTTACCCAGCCGATAAGATCATCATCGGCTACAACTTCTCCGCCAGCATCATCAATCAAAGGAACGGCATCTGCTAAAGTTCCCTGGGTCAAGCCCACAAAGATATTAGTATCATCGGTATTGAGCTCGGCGATCTTCACCCTCGCTTCAAAATACAGTTTCTTCCCCGTTTCCAGGGAAAATTCCTCAATGGTTCTTCCCAATATTGCCGCCTGGTTATCGGTTCCGCTTGAAGTCAAGAGGACCACTCCCCCAGGAAGGGATTCATCGGAAGCTATCGTTGGACCTGTACCAGCAGTTGTCCATCCATTCATCGTGGTGAGATAATTCAGGAAATCATCAAAGAGCCCAAAAGCATAGTTTGGATCCGCATTAGCCAGATCTGGTGCGGCTTTCCAGATCGGGGAAATATCCCCTGGTCCGATGATACCCTTTTCAACAATTACGGGCTGTTTAAAGCGGTGAATATTGTTGTGAACGTGCAATCCTGATTTTTCAAACATAGTCTTTCCTCCAAATGGTGTTTATTATTTCATGCTCCGAAAGGAACATGGGTCTAGGCTTCTTCTAATGCTTCAAGCTCATCTGCGGCTAACTCTGGAATCTTTATTATTTCCTTCAGTGCAAAAAGCTGACCTTCCAAGTGATAGATCTGATGGGGTTCAAGTTTAAATCCTAGCCTGTGGATCTGCTCTTCAACCATATCTACCCTGATCTTTATCACACTCATCAAGGCTTCGCTGTAGGGATCATCGGTTAGTTTTGCCAGAAACTTGGCGTTTTCTCTAATAAGCTCTACGTCTGACATTGTATTATCCTTTCATTCTATAAAGACCGCCTTTCTTCTTTTTCTTCTTCCGTTTCGATTTTCCCGCATGGTCTAAAGCAATAGCAACTGCCTGGTCCTGCGGATAACCTTCAGCCCGTAGCTTGCTGATATTCTGGCTGATGATATTCTGGCTACTGCCTGTTTTAAGCGGCATTATTTACCCATGCCCCCTGAACCCATAGAACCGCCCTGGTATCCCTTAACGCCTTTCCTCATGTTACCCACCAGGGATCCTTTTTTTGGGGTAAAGAAATCTGACACGAAACTAAACAGCCCCCCTCTTTTTTTCTTTTTTTTCTTTCCTTGTCCCATTAGAAGCTCCTTTTGCTTTGGGTTTGGGTTTGGCTTTTGCTTTTGCCTTTCTCCCTTCCGCTAAATTAGTTATCTTTGATATAGCCTTTTCCTTGATAATCTCTCGTTCAGTTTCGTTAGTTGCCTGTAGATCTTCTGCTTCTGCTTTCGCCTGAATTTCGTCAATCTTATTCTCTGATTTCTGGTCCTGTTTAATAAGATCTCGCTGGAGTTCGTTATCACCGATCTGATCTTCTTTTTCCACTTCCACTTCCGCTTCTGTTTCCAGTTGAGCCTGGGCAAGCTGTAACTGTCGCTGGAACTCTTCTTCCTGTGCCGCCGCTTGAAGTTCCTGCATCTGTGCTTTCTCTTCATCACTGTATAGGTACTGCTCTGGATCCAAGTCCAGAGCTTTCCCCATTTCTTCCAGGATAGGTCTAAACTTGGCTTCTTGAATTAGGAGATCATGGACAAAGAGGATTTCAAGGAATTGTCGTAGGGATTGCATCTTGATTACTTTTGATTGGAACGAATTGAAGCCCAGGGCATGAACGGTAAAATCCCCTTGCAACTGCTGGAATTCGGGATTCATCATATTGTAATCGTATATATCTTCTATGATGGGCTCCAGGTAATCCTCGTCAATGTTCTTAACTACCTGACCCATGTATTTACCAGCGTTTTGGAAAAGGAGATTGATTTCACCCAGGGTATCTGGTTTCTTCTTCTCGGCTACATCACCCTGCATGATTCGGGGGATCATTGACTCTTCATCAGAATGTTGTTTAGCTATACCTAAAAGTTCGATGAGCTGACCAGCTACATTCTGGATGGTAATGGATCCCATAGCCTGTCTTATATCTGTTCCCTGTTTAAAGCGGATCTGTTTCCCTGGATAGAGTTTTTTATTCTGGCTCTGCCCTGCGGCTAGGGAATCGGAATCAAGCCCTATTATCACATTTCCTGATAGGGCTATATTGTCGATAACATTCCTGTATGCTCCGTTTATGATCTGTTGGGCATCGACTACATTCCTGGCAGTTCCAATACCATGAATATCGTCAAGCATATTTTCAAACCTTACCTTGCGATACGGTCTTTTTCCTGAATCGTTAGGAAGGATCCTTACAATCGTTTCATTACAGGAGATCATAGTAATTTCAATATCATCACCCATTTCTGGTACTAAAGAAAGATTGAAAACATCCGATGCTGATGTTTCTATTTCGGATTTAACATCTGGCTGATAATCTTCTAAGTATTTCCTGGGAACCCTGCCCCAAAACTCCAGGTATTGAATGGTTCTATCGGGATTATTTATATCCCTCAAAAAAGGAGCTACAGAACTGGTATCATCATCCCCCCTGTTGGACCGATTTATGTTTTCAGCTATTACCTTGTCAATAGCATCATCGTTATATCCTGGCTTCCCCTTCTTCTGCCTAAGATCATAAGCCGAAATGTAATCTCGCTCGATTATCCCTCTTCCTTCCTGGGGATCCTCGTATTCGGGATCCATGAACATATTCCAGACCGATTTATAGTCAATCGCTGGTTTGATCTCAACCATCACTTCTTGTTCAAATCTCTGGTAATCGGGATCACCTTCAAACCCTTCAGCAAAAGATCTTCGCCACCGTTTCTTCTCCACTTCCCTGAAAAGTGGGCTTTTAGCCCATGTTTCACCGTAAAGAGCCATTGAGAACGTACCTTTCATAAAGGTTCGATCTGCCTTTGCTTCTACAAGCTGGTCTTTAATCTTTTTCCTCATATTCTTCGCATGATCCTGTGCCAGCTCCATCTCCTCTACTGAATAGCTCTCTTCATTAGGCTTCAGCATGAACGGTATTTCACCGCCCTGTAGCACCAAGTCATTTAAAAAGGTGTACGCCATAACCACCTTTTCTTTAACCACTCGCACGAAAACAGAAGATTTCCATTCATCTTCTTTCTTCTTCTTGACAGCATCCTTAGACTTCCATTTGCTTGTTTCTTCTGCCGCCAAGAAGTTATCCAGATCTTCTTGCCATTCTATTTCTTTATCCTTCCTATGTTCTCCCCAATCTTGGTACATCTGCTCCAGGTATCCCCATAGGGTAGTTTTTCTAGGCTCTTCTGCCATAGTTACCTCTTCTGTTGTTTCAAATTATTAAAGAGTTGGTTCTTTTGGGCTTCAAGCTCGCCTATTCTCTTGTTTAGTTCCTGAATCCTGCTTCTCTGGCTATCGGTGTAATCCCCTCGCTGGTTAATGTCTATATGGTTCTGGAGTTTCAAAAGCTCGTCTTTAGCCTGGTCCAGCTTCCATTGGATAATATCCAGCTTGGTCCAGGAATCGCCTTTCTCCATAGCAATATAGATCTCTTCTTTCTCATCCTCGGTACACACAGCTCTATCGTAATACGATACAGCCACCATACCCAGCCCAAAAAAAAGGACAAGACCTAAAACTGTCTTGCCCAAAACGGTTTGAAGAAACTCTAGTATTTTATCAACCATTATGCCACTTCCTTATCTCCCAAAAGCCAATCCATAAAAACCAATCATAGATCAAAGCAAGATCAGTTTGTTTTGGATCCAGCCTTTTGAATTGAGCCCAACCAGCCCACTTAGGAAACCAGTTTATTACCTGGTAAGATGCAACCTTATCATTCCTAAACGTAAGATTTCGGGATTTCATCGTGTGTCATGTAAGGTTTCTGATAAGGAAACTTAGTTAATCCAGCCAGCAAACAGCGTAATGCCTTTATAGCTGGAATGTTCTCTTCATCCAGTACCACCCCTAGATGCTTCTCTTTTAACTGGTCAAATAAATTACCTATGATTTCTTGGTTCCCAGCATCTTTACCAATCTTGATCTTTCCTTGTCGCTGGTATTCCAGGACCAGGTTATCAAGTCTTTCATGGGCTGATGATACATATTCAGCTTCCACAAAGACAGGGTGGGATCGAATCAAAGGTTCCTGATAAACTTGTTGTAAAAATCTGGCATGATCCTTCGGGTTTGAATAATAGAAATATCGGCACAGATACTTTTTCCATGCTGTTCTGAAGAACTCCCACAGAGGTTGCTCCATCCCACTCGTTTGAACGGTCCAGAAAGGATATTCCTCGAATATCCACAAAACCCCCGTTTTCACATGCTGGGCTGATAACAGAGCATAACCAGGAGTTAGACCAATAGCCCATTCGATTGCCCCCGTAACATAGTATCTATCCTCTTCTTGTCTGCCTTCAAAGAACAACCTGGTTAAATGCTGGTCCTGATCCCACCTTGCTTTATTAGGCTTTTCCATAATCCTCTAGGGTTTTGGCATTGGTAGCCTTGTATTGCAGAACGGACAAGGAAAATCAGGATTAGTGGCTTTCCCTGAAATTTGTTTCGTGCTTATGCACGTTTTGTACCTACCTTCACAAAGACACATTTCCACGATCTTTTTACAGCCTGGACATGAAACCTCGACATGAACTTCTTTTGGCTCTTCTTTCTTTTTTGCTTTCTCCACCTTCTCTTTTAACTTCTTTTCATCTGCTGGTTTTATATCAAAAATTTTCTTCTTCTTTGCCATGTTCCCCCCTTTCGGTTTAGGCAACCATACTTTCAGGATCAAGCCCCGTTTTGCGTTTTTTAAGCGGTGCTTTTTCCATTACGATATGACATGCTTCATCATATACATGATCTTCGCTATCGGTGTCAACATCTTCGATGTTGTTATCATCCTGAACCAGAGAAGGGATTGTTCTGATGAAGTGCTTACAGTTCTTGGTTACTACCATCATCGGCATTTCTTCTTCGTTCTTAATCCTCAACCGTTCATGGAACATTTTAACTTTGTGTTTCCTGTCGGGATCCCCTGGCTTCATAAAAATACCGTAATGCTTAAAAATATCGTTGGTAGTCGGTCCTTGACCGCCACCCATGTAATTCGGTCTTTTCTGGAAGCAATCTGGACCGCCAAGCCTAACGATTGAAACCCTGTCTTTTAGCTCCCAGCGTTTCTCCCGTTCCAGGATCCCTTCTGCAATTTCCGAATCTGCAAGCCTTAGTCCTGTGTTTGGCTGTCCTGTCCATCCGTACCACTCACGAAAGCGAATCAACCTACCATCTGGATCTATATACCACCAGCCCAGGGAGAACGGAGCCCCGAACCCCCAATCAAAGGTCATATAACAAAGGGAACCATCGGGGATCTGGATAGGATCAATGATATGGTAAGAGGACCGCCATTCGGTAAACATCTGCCCGACAAACAATTCCCAATCACCGTCTTTAAAAGCCCTTCTCATCCTCTCTGGCAGGGTATGAAGCATACTCCAGTAGGATTCATCCAGGTACGGGTTATCATCGGCTTTTGAAGGACAAAAATCAAACACATCCCTGTAGTCAATGGGAAACTTGAACTCTTTCGGAAAATCCCTGTCAATCCAGAGCTGTTTCACCCATGAATGACCTGGACCGCCTGGGTTTGTAGCTCCGATCATCTTACAATCAATGTCCTTCATCCCTGACCATCTAAGCCTGGTCCGTAGGAAATTGAAGGTTTCAAAGTCGTTTTTCGTCAATTCGTCAACCAGAATACACGCAAATTCAGCAGAGGCGTATTTACTCGGATCATCCAGGTTTCTAAAGCAAATTACGCCACTTCCGAAGGTTTCATTCAGAATAAAGCTCCTGCCGTAGTTCTTGTGATCCATGTAGTTCTTTCCCAGCCACGTTGGAAACTCTAATTCAATTTTTTGCAACTGCCTGTCTTTCAGGCTGGGGTAGTCCTCACATGCCAGCATGACATTTACATGCTTGAAACCTCTTATACTGCAATCTATTAGGAAGCGGATAGCATACCAGCGTAGGAACCGACTTTTCCCACCGCCCAGAGCTCCCCCGTACAGGAGATATTTACAGCCCTCATCCATCTTTTTGACCGCTTCCTTCTGTTTCGGTAGGAAACTCGCCAAATCTGTGTCAAAATCAATCTCGCTAGTGCTCATCATCATCACCAGCCGTAAGTGCTTGCTGTACTGGCTTTAACTCGATCACTCTATCGGCTTTCTGGATTGTTATTCTGGTTGGAACGTCAATAATATGGGTCTGTTCCTGCTTATCTGTCCAGCCAAAGCGGTTTTTCATGTTCATGTACCACAAGGTAGCCGAAAATTCCTTGTTGAACATCTGCTTCCTGCCCGTTCTCATCCACCAGGCTTTTGATAGCTGTTTCCCTTCATCTATTGCCTGGGCAAAGACAGGAAATTCCGTCAAGAATCTTCTGTATGTTTTGCTAAAAAGCCTGAAATCTGCCTTGATTTCCTCTAAACTAGCACCTTCTCCCATTTCTTTGCGAATATGGGCTCTCCAGTTTCTTGGCAGATCTTTCAAGGTTTTCCCTGGTCTGCCAGCTTTCCTTTTCGGGGGGGGATCTTCGTTGAGTTTTGCTAAAACAAGTCCATTCTTCTCAATCTGTTCGCTTTTCTTTTTACTCATCTCTTTAACATCCCTATGGTTCTAAACCGTTTATCCAGGATCCGCATTTGCTTTAATCTCAAATACTTGACCCTGG